TAGCTGCAGGTTCGATAGGTCGTAGAATAGAAAATACGGCTACGACTTCATACTTGGAGTATAGTGATTCTGGTGGAGATGCCTTTTTAACTGCTGTAACAACTCTTACAGGGGATGACGAAGTATTTGGCATTACTAATGGTAGTGCAGATAAAATATTTAAGATGAATGCTCAGGGAAGTTTCTTTAATGACGGATTTAGAGCATTCGCATATCATCCTGTACAGCATAGTATTTATATAGGTGATAGAAAATTAACTGATCCACTTTTAACGGGTGCTAGCAGAAATATAGGTATAGGTGAAGGTACATTTACAGATTTATCAACCGGTGATGATAATATATTAATAGGTTATTATGCTGGAACAAACATGAGCACAAGTACGCATAATGTCGCTATTGGCTCATATGCAATGACTTCAATGGTAGCATCAAGCGATAATAACGTAGCTATAGGTTATAGAGCTGGGTATAGCGCTATCGGAGATGGAATTATTAGTATAGGAGCTTTTGCCGAAAGAGGAGGAAACTCTACGATTAGTATTGGTTATTATGCTGGATACGGAAGTACAGGAGCAAACAATATTCATATAGGGGCTAATACGGGTGCTGTTTCAGGTTATACTGGTACTCGAAATATATTCATAGGAACATATTCAGGCGGAGCAATGGGTTCTGGTTTTGATAATGTATTCATTGGTTCTTATTCAGGTAGGTATGAGACAGGGTCTAATACTTTTATGGTATCAGGTTTATCAGCAGCGGAACAGGTTGATGAAGCTACGGCTAGGACTAAGGCGTTGATTTATGGTATATTTGATCCGACTACAACAAGTCAAACTATTAGGTTTAATGCTAATGTAGGAATAGGAGTAGCTCCACAAAGTATATTGACATTAAAAGCTCAAGCAGAGGACGAAACAGTTTTTAGAATAAATGAGGTTAATAGTAATGCAAGAGCTTTTGAAATTGGCTTTAGTGGAACAAACTCTCCGTTTATACATTTTAAGCGAAGATACTCAGATATTGTTTATAATGTGATGACTTTTGACAGGGCAAACGGATATGTTGGAATTGGAACATCAAGTCCAGATTATCCTTTACATGTTTTGAGGGCAGGTGGTTCAGGAACGGCAGCTTTTATGTCCGGTTCAGGTTATAATGTAGATACATATTATGGGCATGGAACTACATATCAATGGAGACTAGGTACTTCAAGTGTAGCTGATTTTAGATTAAGAGATGAAGTAGCAGGAGCAACTAGACTGTTAATTGTTCAGGCAACAGCTAAAACTCATATGATCGGTGTCTATAATAATTCAGTTGCTAATGCTGCAAATGTTTATGTAGCATCAGATGGGGCACTATTAAGATCAACCTCTTCGATAAAAATAAAGAAACAAATTAAAGATTATATTGACCCTAACTTTGCTTTACAATTTATTCCTGTTTCCTTCACAAGTAAACAAGACAATACAAAACATATTGGTTTTATAGCTGAGTGGATGGATAAAGTAGATCCAAGATTCGCAACTAATCAAGAGGAAGAAGGCTTAATGGGATTAGATATGAATGCTATTGTATCTGCATTAACAGCTACAGTTCAAGAACAACAAAGAGAGATAGAACAATTGAAGTCAGATATAAAGGCAATTAAACAATATTTAAATTTATAATACAATGGCAAAAATTATATATGATAGCTGGGCAGTACCATTAGGATATGTAGGTATAACATTATGGCCTTTTGGGATTCATATAGCATTATCGGAAGAAGAGTATATTAGGAAGTATGGAAGAGAAAGGCTAAATAATACTATTAATCATGAAAGGATTCATATAGCTCAACAAAAAGAATTACTTGGTATATTCTTTTATATTTTGTATGTTTTAATTTGGGTAGTATGGTTATTTAGGTACGGTAAAAAAGCTTATCGAAATTTACCTTTTGAGAAAGAAGCTTATGAAAATGCAGGAAATTCTGAGTATCTAAAAACTCGTAAGTTATTCAGTTGGATTAAATACTTTAAATAAAGTTATGCATAAATTGACATACGTTTTATTGATTATTTCTATTGACTGGTTGTTAAAACTTGGACAGTATTTTGAGACTTATATATTCCACGATTGGGGATTTATTAAATACTTAGGTATTCTTATTGTAGTAGATACTTTAATAGGAATATATAAAGCCAAAAAACAAAAAAAGTTCAGTTGGAAAAAACTTGGAAAGTTACAGGATAAATTAATTACCTATATTAGTATATTAGTATTAGTTCATGTCATAACCTCTTTTACTGTAGAGGATAAAGTAGTAACACTATTTCATTGGATACGTCTTGGTGCCTTATCTGGCATTATGGCTAAAGAGGCTGTATCTATTTTAAAAAATTTAGCCGCTGTAAATAAATCTTTTATACCTATATGGATACTGAAAAAATTAGAGGCTTTTGATAAATCAGGAAAATTTGATGACGAAGAACCTAAAAATGACACAGATGATTAAAACAGTTAAGTTCTATAAAAGACGTACCTATGCATTATTTACTATTTTAATGTTAGTAATAGGGTATTACGTAAAGACTGATATTGTTAATTTAGTACAACATAGAAAACAACAAGATACTATTAGTATACGGGATTTAACTATTAAAGAATTAAACTATAAAATTTTAGAAAGTTACGAACAACTAAACTATAAAGAAAAAGAAATTGAAATCTTAAAAATCAATGTTGAACTTTTAAAAGACGCAGTACGTGAAAAAAGGAGTTTTAATAATAGTAATATTATTGACACTAAGTCAATCCATACGGACTCAACAGGTAACGTTATTAAAATCGGGGAATGATACAATAGCAGTATTACCGTTAAAAGCCATAAGGAATATTAATTCTCAATTAAAAGAGGCGAGAGTTATAAAGGCTGAGTCTATTGTGTTAAAGAAAAAACTAGTATATTCAAATATTACACTACAAGAAAAAGAAAGTATAATACTCAAACAGCAAAGAGAAATAGTCTTAAAAGACTCTATAATAAATATACAAAGTATAAAGATTAAACGTCAAGGATGGGATTGGTTAAGAGCTGAAAATAAGTACGAGAGAGAAAAGAAAAAAGTCATTAAATTTAAAAGGTTTTTTATAGGTAGTTTAGTTTTATCTACAGGAATTATAACTTTAATCTTAATCAAATGATTACTTTACATTATCTATATCTTGTCTTATACTATAAAAGGAAAAGTATTAGTAAAAACTTAATTGAACTATAACATGAAAAAGGATAGATTAATTTATGATGTAAGAGAGGCAGTCAGAGCTTATAGTAATGATGCTAAGCTTACTAATGCTTATGTGTTACATAAAATAGATGTTGTAAGAGCTAAATACATTCGACAGCATCAACGTAAAAATCCTGGTGAGTCTAAATTAGGATTTACGCAAACTTTATTAATGGCTACAGAACTTGTGGATAGTTCATATTTATCTACTGTCACTGTTGGTACGACTTTGTTACGTACAGTAAAGGCTTTACCTACTATTATAGGTAAAACTTTTTTAAAAGATGTAGTTGTACGTCCTGTAGATAGAATAGTTGAAGAAATAGAATATATGGATAAAGTCAGGGCTATAGTTGCTACTATTCCTAAGCTTATTTTTGCATATTTGGATGATGATATGCATATGTATTTCGTACAAAGACAAGATTCTATATATAAATTTTTACAAAATGTAGCTATTAGTGTTATACTAGAAACACCTGAAGATATAGTTTCTATTAATGAGCTTGACACGGATTTAGTTGAATACCCTATAACTGAAGCTATGTGGGCATTAATGAAACCTGAAGTATTAGAGTATATGTATAAAATTATGCAAATACCGGTTGATCAGTTAGACGATAATCAAACACAACAATAATTTAAACGGCAGAAAATGGGAATTAAACAAGGAACAAGAAGAACAAGTAAAACAGCTATGCGACTTGAAACCGTATATAAAAGTTTTATACGGGCTTCAGATAAGAATAAGAAAGATCTAAAGAACCAAACTATGTATACAAATATACTTGTTACTTTGTTTAATAAGATATTTCATTATATTATCCATGAAGGATATGAATTTACGTATAGAAAACTAGGTACTTTTTCTTGTATAAAGTATTTTCCTTCAGTAAGAGAAACAAAAACAGGATATTTAGTATCTAATAAACCTGTAGATTTTGCTGCAACTTCCAGGAAAAGAAAAGAAACTGGAAATAGTAAATTATACGTATATTATGATAATTCCAGAACAGGTGGTTATATTTATAAAGTAATTTGGGATAAATCTCGGACAGCGTTTCTTAATATGACTTATTATAGATTTGCATTACAAAGAAACCTTAGAAAACTTTTATCCGAAGCTGCAGTATCTGGAGAAGCAATGGCAAGACATGTTGACTTTAAAGTTTAGATTATGATAACAATAAATGATATTATGTACCGTGTGTACCGGAATCCTTTACTACAGAATGTACGTAAAGTTGATATTGTAGAGGATATTAAATCAGTATTGAAATTACTTAATGTGCCAGTACATTTGGAAGAAAAACGCATTGTAATTAATGTACAAGAGTATCGTGCTATATTACCAAAGGACTTACATCAGGTTAAACATGTTATAGCTATGAATGTTGGGGGATACCAGAGAAGACTTAGACATTCTTCAGATATAAGAGTAGAACATCAAGGGGAGTTTAGGGATAAAATAGTTTCTACTGCTACTTATAAAGTAGTTCCTGGTTGGTTATACACTGATTTTAAATCTGGTGATGTAGAAGTTATTTATACCGGTTTTACTTTAGATCCTGATGGTTATCCACTTATTCCAGATGATGAATCCTTATTACTTGCTATAATAGCTTTTGTAAAAGTAAATTATTTTACTACTTTAGTAGAAATGGGGCATATGGCTATGGGTATTTTAGAAAGAGCAGAGCAACAGTATAACTGGTATATGGGGCAAGCTTCTAACTCTTTAGATATGCCTACGTCTGAAGAAACTGAATCATTATTTAATGCTTTAATTAGACTTATACCTGATAGAGATTCTTTTGAAACTAATGATAAATTTAGAAGTAATAAAGAAATACTAAAAAATCATGATTAAACGTGAGAGATATACTGCGACTCATTTAGATACTGATAGTGCTCCGGATAAAAGGGACAATACTTCTTATTTTGCAGCTTTTAATTTAGAAGTTGTAAATAACGGAAGAACCTTATCTATAAATCCAACCAAAACTAAAGGTATTTTTGAATCAGGAGGACCGACTTATCTTAATACAATAGTCGGACATGTTGTAGTAAACGATCTTCTTTATTTATTTGAATACAGAGGGTTTGGTACTTATCGTGATATTATCCATAAAGTTACTAAAACAGGAAATATTACTGAAATAGTTAAATCCGATTGGGGTTGGTCTGATGCTACTCAGTTAGATGTTGTAGGTAATAGAGAAAATGAAGACATTATTAAAGTATATTGGGCGGATGGAACAAACCAATTACGAACTTTAAACTTAGTTGATCCGGATTTATATGATGGAATGAATGCAGATATTGTATTACCTGTGGAATTAAGTAAACCAACTGCAGAAATAATTCAAGGTGGTAATTTGATAGCAGGAAAAGTACAATATGCTTATTCTTTATTTAACTTACATGGAATAGAAAGTGTAGTTAGTGCATTATCAGCACCATTATCTATATCACTTAACATGGAAGGTGGGGAAAGTGCAGAAGTGATGCCTTTATCTGCAGAAGTTGATATAACAGGTATAGACACCACTTTTGAGTATATACGTGTATATTCTATACACTATCAGGAAGTAAATCAAGTTCCTAAAATAACTCTTATCTATGAGACACAAATAACAGGTACTACCTTAACAGTTATAGATGACGGTAACTTATTTATCAGTGAATTAAGTTCAGAGCAGTTTAAGTTTTTAGGAGGGGTAGTGTTAAAACCAACAACTATAGCTATTAAAGATAATATGTTATTTGCAGCAAATTATCAAACAACTAATTTTGATATACCTCATACTTCACAAATGGATTCCAGGGTATTTAGTTATGATAACGGTACTCCAGAATTTGGTATAAAACAAGCAGGAGGAAGTGAAGAAAAGTATGTTAATCCTGCAGCACTTTGGGTAGCTGATCCTGATGGTGTACATGATGCTATAAACTACGATTATGATATATATAAATATCAAAGTAATGGCGCTACTCCAGGAGCTGAGGGAACTAACTTTAAATTAGGTTTTAATACAACTACTACTGTAGATAAAGATACTCGTTCTCTTAAACAAGGAGAAATATACAGAATAGGTGTAGTATACAGGGATCAATACAATAGGGCTACGCCGGTAAAGTGGATGTGTGATCTAAAGATCCCTTATTATACTCCTGGAACAGCTGTATTTATAGATTGTCAGTTTAATAACGCTTCAGTATTTTATACACTTGGAGTAAGGTCTTTTCAACTTGTTATAGTTAAAAGAGAACCAAAAGACCGTTCAGTATCTTCACCAGGATTTATAGTTCCCGGGGCTACATTTGAATGGAGTGATAGTAGTGAACCAGCTACTGGATATACTCATCCATATTATACTTTAAAAAGATTATTTGATTTTGCAACTACAGCTAACGGAGGTTATCTTTTAAATGATTATACTCCATCTTATGACTATGATACTCCTGCAGGGTATGTAGTTGCTGAACCGATTAAAAATGATGATATACAGTTTTTTTATTCTTCAGATACCGTTTTTGACATAGAAAATATGTATCCAGTTTCTCAAGCACATATATTAGGTACAGCAAGAACAGGTATTCCTTTTATAGCTGGAGAAACAAAAATCAGCTATTTTAAGGACGGAGGACCAGATAATACCTTGGTAGTTTCAACAGGATTACAGTACCAATTATATAACTCATTGGTACCTGACATGCCGGATTTTCTCATGTATCATAGTGCTGTAGCTTCTCCTACTTCTTTATTTACTTTTGAAGTTACTATGTTTCATAAGTATCTCCAATATGAAGTAATGAATCCAACAGATTATCTTGTTAATGACAAAAAAAGCTTAACTGACAGTACACCTTTAAAAAGATTAGAGTCCGATGTTGGAAATAAAGTATCTAATATTCTTACTATTAAAGATGCTTTATTCAGAGATTCTGGAAATGAAAGAAATACAAGTATTGATATGGGTTTTGCAGGTTGTATGGTTTTATTTTTTGAGCATTCTGATTGGCATGTAAGTAGTGGGGGTGGTGGAGACTATTCTATATTTAAACCTGTAGGAACTATAACTACTACAATACACCTACCTTTGATAGAATTATTAAGAACTATAACTAATCAATATGGAGGATCTACCTATGAAGATAAAAATAGAAATAATTATCTATTAAATGGCCCGGTAGTAAAAACTTCTAATGGTGGAGGTGGTGTTGGTGTAAGTAATATTGAATTAGGGGATGTTTATATTGGCCCTTTAATTGTTAATAGAGTAGACGGATTAAACACACAAAAACAGGCTTATTGGAATAATTATGAGTATGTGTCTATAGGTAATGTAGAACATAATGTAGATATTTATTCCAGAAATGATGATATGTATGAGTGGTATCAAGGTTTAGATGTTAGTACTCTATATGGATTATTTAGATTAGAAGATAACCATAAACTTTTAGGAGCTTATAACCAACAAAATGAATTAATATTAGGTATATCAAAACCTGCAACTTTTAGTACAGTAGAGAATTTTGAAGCAAGTATTATAGCGAGTAAACAAAAGTTTCCGAATGAAGTAATTGATTCTTGGACAGATTTCTTGGTAAATGAAACCATAGATCTTATAGGTACTTATGGATCTATTACTAAACTATATAATTTCACTAATGAAATATTTTCTTTTCAAGAGCGTGCTGTCTCTGCTATAACTATTAATCCAAGAATACAAATACAAGCAGATGATGGTATCGGTGTTGAATTAGGAACAGGTACAGTATTGTATAATTATAAATATCTTACTACCAAATCCGGAACTAGTGATATGTGGTCTGTAACTGATGATAGTATTTCTATGTATTATTATGATGATGTCTCAAATAGTATAAATATACATACCGGAGAAGAATTTAGTACTACAAAAAAGATTAGAAATTTAATGAGTGGTGTTATTAATTATGGTATTGTACGAAGTATTTATGATATTGGCAAAGAGGATGTTCTATTTTCTTTTGGTAATAAGACTATTGTTTATAATAAATATATAGGTGGATTTACTAGAACCGAAAATGAACATGAATACTTACATGCTTTTAACAATAAGATATATTCTATAGTAAGTGATAATTTATATGCACATTATATTGGTACTGATTACAATTTAATGAACATTACATACTTATTAGCTCCTATGCCTACTATGGATAAAGTATTTCATAATATAGAGTACAGAAAAGTTGGAGATAATAATTTTAACTCTATTGAAGCAGAAGATACTATTGGAAGAACCGGTATTGCTGCTCCACCTACTATTTATAATAAGTTTAATATAAACAGAATTCATATACCAAGAGTGACTGGTGGTATGGAACGTTTTAGAGACGTAAATATTTTATTAACTTTACAAAGTCCTCAAAGTGCAGATGGGCTTTGGGTAGATGATATGGTATTAATGTATAACATAAAAGGATAAAATCATGGCGACAAAAGCGTGTAGAGGTTTAAAAGTAAAAAAAAGTAAGAAAGT